ATACCATTTCATGACCCCATCCAAAGCAATGCTGGACTTGACGTTTACGCGAGAGCAGAAAAAGATCACGAATATATTATTACTGTTGATGTTGCCAGAGGAATTGGTGGCGATTATTCTGCTTTCCTCGTGTTTGATATCACCAGTGTCCCGTATAAAATCGTTGCGAAGTACAGAAATAATGAGATTAAACCTGTACTGTTTCCCTCGGTCATCTTTCAAGTAGCAAAGGAATATAATAACCCGTATATTTTAGTTGAAGTAAATGACATTGGAGATTCTATCGCTGCTACTCTTAATTACGATCTTGAATATCCTAACGTTCTTATGTGTGCTATGCGTGGGCGAGCAGGTCAAGTCGTGGGACAAGGATTCTCAGGGACAAAAACACAATTAGGTGTTAAGATGAGTATAACTGTAAAGAAAATTGGTTGTGCTAATCTTAAGGCAATCATTGAGGAAGACAAGTTATTGTTTAATGATTTTCAAATTTTCCAAGAACTAACTACGTTTGTACAAAAGAAACAGGCGTGGGAAGCAGACGAGGGATATCACGATGACCTTGTTATGTGTATGGTATTGTTTGCATGGTTAGTCATGCAGGAATACTTTAAAGAAATGACTGATCAAGATATTAGAAGGAGGATCTATGATGAACAAAGAAATCAAATTGAACAAGATATGGCTCCCTTTGGTTTTGTTGATGATGGTTTGGGTGATGATACCTTCGTGGACGCAGAAGGATCATTCTGGTACGGAGACAAACAAACAGAAGTCGGATACATGTTGCCCGACTTATGATGGATATTGGGGATCAGTTCAGTCTTGAACATCTTCTTTTTAAAGAAAGAAAATGTAGATCCTGTAGTAAAGTTAAAAATTTAATTGAAGATTTCTATATGACACGTAAACAAAAAAGAGGTTTACCGTCAGCATATTCATATGAGTGTAAAGACTGTACTATTAAAAGAATAGTAGAAAAAAGAAGAACGAAAAAGAAAGTAATAGAAAGTAACTATCCAGACTGGTAGAGTGTTCACGCATTGTTTCCCCTGTTAAGACATCAGAAATTCTAAATACCTTTAGATAAAATTGATATCTAAGAGGTAAAATTAAATGGCAAGTCAAGTCTCGCCTGGTGTTGTTATTAGAGAACGTGATTTGTCCACTGGTGTTATCACGGGAGTATCTGCACTTAGAGGTGCTATTGCTTCTACGTTCACCAAGGGACCTGTAGGCAAAATTGTAAATATCGGATCCGAAAAAGAACTTATTGACACTTTCGGAGCACCAGCTGAGGCTAACGCATCGGACTGGTTGGTAGCATCTGAGTTTCTCCGTTACGGTGGTCAACTCGCTGTAATCCGTGCAGCAACTGGTGTACTTAACGCAACTGAAGATGGTTCAGCAGTATTGATTGGATCAAAAGAAGATTATGAAGCTGGTGCTGGTTCATCAGAATCATTTGTTGCAAGAGATGCTGGTGCTGCTGGTAACAATCTTCGTGTAGTAGTTGCTGATAAAGTTGCTGACAGTAAAATGACTAAAACTGGTCATGGTCTTTCTGTTGGTGCTGCACTTAGTGATGGTGCAACAACAGATCATGAAGTTACAGTTGTTATTGATGCTAACACAGTTGGTATTAAACACGGTGCTTCTGGTGCTGTATCTGGTAACGGATTTACACAAGCTACATTTACAAATTCTGACTGGAACGCTATTCCAATTGGATCAACTGGTTTAACATACAAAAATATTGCTCCTCGTCCTGGCACTTCTGCTTTCGCATCTGAGCGTTATCTATCTGCTGACGAAGTTCACGTTGCAGTTATTGATGAGAGCACAAATACAGTTGTTGAAAGAATGACATATCTTTCTAAACTATCTGATGGCAAATCTCCTGAGGGAGCTAGCACATACTGGAAAGACTATGTAAATGAGTTTTCTCAGTATATCTACGCAGCTGCTCTAGGTGCTACTGACTATACTCCAGTTGGTGAAGCGCCTGGCGGAACTGCTGCATCTTATGGTGCTACTTCTGGCGCACCTCTTACAATAGCATATGTTTTAACTACTGTTGGTGGAACTTTATCTGGTGGTGTTGATGACTATGCATATACTGCTGGTGAAATCCAAGCAGCATATAACTTATTCTCAGATACTGAGGACACCGAAATAGACTTCGTTCTTATGGGTGGTTCTATGGGAAATGAGTCTGATACTCTTTCTAAAGCAGGAGTAGTTGCTGGTGTCGCTAACGGAAGAAAAGATTGCATCGCATTTGTTTCTCCTTACAATGGCAATCAAATTGCTACATCTGGTAACTCTGCATTAACTCCCGCACAACAACTAGAAAATACTATTGACTTCTTCTCTAGTATTGGTTCTAGTTCTTATGTTGTTAAGGATAGCGGAATCAAATATGTGTATGATCGTTTCAACGACAAGTATCGTTACATCGGTTGTAATGGTGATATCGCTGGTCTCTGTGTTTCTACTTCTGCTATTAGTGACGACTGGATTTCTCCAGCAGGAACTTCTAGAGGTGGTTTACAGAACGTTGTGAAACTTGCTTTCAATCCTAACAAAGCAGCTAGAGATGATCTCTACACTGCTGCAATAAATCCTGTTGTTGCATTTCCTGGTTCAGGTCCTGTACTATTCGGTGACAAGACTGCTCTTGCATCTCCATCCGCATTTGACAGAATCAATGTTCGTCGTCTCTTCCTTAATATTGAGAAGAGAGCAAGAGGACTTGCTGAAGGCGTACTATTTGAACAGAACGATGCTGTAACTCGTTCTGGTTTCAACGCTGCACTTAGTGGATACTTAAGTGAAGTACAAGCACGTAGAGGAGTCACAGATTACTTAGTTGTTTGTGATGATTCAAATAACACAGGTGAAGTCATTGATAGAAATGAATTCGTTGCTGAAATTTTTGTAAAACCAACTCGTTCTATCAACTATGTCACAGTTACGATAACAGCAACTAAGACTGGAGTTTCATTCCAAGAAGTTGTAGGTCGCTAAAAAAACGAGGTAAAAAACAATGTCAACTAATAACGTATCAACGTTTCTATCTACTATCAACCAAGGCATTAAGCCTAATATGTTTGCGGTTGATATCAATTTTCCAGCTGGAGGAGACTTCGGAACTACAGACAAAACTCTTACAAACATTCTTTGTAAGTCTGCTGCACTACCAGGTTCTAACTTAGGTGTGATTGAAGTTCCTTTCAGAGGAAGAACAGTTAAGATCGCAGGTGATCGCACCTTTGATACTTGGACTGCAACATTCTTTGCAGACAGTAACATGGAAATCCGTGGTCTGTTTGAAGATTGGGCAAATAGTATCAATAGTCACGAGGCTAATACTGCTGAAAGGTTCTTACCTAATCAGAGTACTACTGGATATATGGCAGATCTTTTTGTTTCTCAATTAGAGAAAGATGATCAGGTTGGTGGTTCTGTAATTAGAACTTATCAGTTACATCACTGTTTCCCAACTAACGTTTCTGCAATTGATCTTGCTTATGATAGCAATGATCAAGTTTCTGAGTTTACAGTTGAATGGCAATATTCATTCTTCACTGCTGGTGTTGGTGATGTTGGTAAAGCAACTGGAACTAAACTAAGTACAGGCGCAAGCACTCGTGACGTCGTATAATTAACTCTGCTAAATATAAGTAAGAGAACTATTATCACTAGGTAAATGAGTCAATTATTTGGCTTCCAGATTAATCGTAAGGAGGGTCAGAAGGGTCAGTCCCCTGTCCCTCCTAATGCTGATGAGGCAATTGCCGTAGCAGCTGGTGGTTATTATGGAACATATGTGGATACGGAAAATCAAGCTCGTAATGAGTTTGAGATGATCCGTCGTTATCGTGACATGGCACTACACCCTGAGGTTGACAGTGCAGTTGACGAAGTTGTAAATGAATTTGTTGTGAGTGATTCTCACGATACTCCTGTAGAACTTAATCTAGATAATCTAGATGCTGGCATGAGTATTAAGAAAAAAATAAGAGAAGAGTTTGAATATGTTAAACGCTTATTAAACTTTGATAATCGTGCACATGAGATTATTAGATCTTGGTATATTGATGGTAGATTATTTTATCATAAAGTTATAGATCTAGATAATCCAAAGAAAGGAATTACAGAACTTCGTTATATTGATCCAATGAAGATCAAGAAAGTTCGTCAGAAGATTGATAATAAAAAGAACATGGATTCATTGCAAAGACAAGCAATGAAAGGAACCGCACTAGAGTACGAGTACGGAACATTTGTAGATTATTACCTCTATAATCCAAAAGGTTTTTATAAAGGTGGTGTTTTAGGACCTGTTGGTGATATGTCATTGTCACAAGGTGTCAAGATGGCAATAGATTCTATAACATTCTGCCCTTCTGGACTACAAGATTTAAACAAGAGAATGACTCTTGGTTTCCTACACAAGGCAATCAAGTCTCTGAATCAACTTAGAATGATCGAAGACTCTCTAGTTATATACAGACTTTCTCGTGCACCAGAGCGTAGAATATTCTATATTGACGTAGGTAATCTACCTAAGGTAAAAGCAGAACAATATCTCCGTGACGTCATGTCTCGTTATAGAAACAAGTTAGTATATGATGCTAACACAGGAGAGATGAGAGATGACAAAAAGCATATGAGTATGCTCGAAGATTTCTGGTTACCACGTAGAGAAGGTGGTAGAGGAACAGAGATTACTACATTGCCAGGTGGTCAGAACCTAGGTGAGTTAAAGGATGTTGAGTATTTTAAAAAGAAATTATACAACAGTTTAAACCTACCTCCATCTCGTCTTACAGATGATAACAAAGGATTTAATCTAGGTAAGACAACAGAGGTTCTCCGTGACGAACTTAAGTTTACTAAGTTCATTGGTCGTCTCCGCAAGAGATTTAGCGAGATGTTCCAAGACATGCTTAAGACTCAGTTAATTCTTAAAGGAATTATTGCTCCAGAAGACTGGGATGATATGAAGGAGCATATACAATATGACTTCTTGTTTGATAATCACTTCAATGAATTGAATTCATTGTGATGATGTATCTAAGAATGATTAGAGTATCGCAAATGGATCCATTTGTAGGAAAGTATTTCTCTATAGAGCATGTTCGTCGTCA